TAATCACCGCGACCAAATGCTTCACCGGATGCGCGGCTGTCGTTGACTATTCCTTTTATGTCAGCCTGTGGGCCGACTATATCTGCGCCACCTAATAAGCCAGTTTTCATTTGCTCATATGTCGGCAAATTCAACCCAAGGCGTCGACCAACATCAATAGGATCAGGGATACGATAATCGTATAATTTATCTAATAAACCCGCCATAAAAATACCCTAAAAATAATATCAACAAATATGATATTCGCTATTGACTAATTGTGACAAGTCACTATTATACTCCTATAAACGAAACACTTAGGAGATCGACAAAATGTTTGTTACCGATAAAACCATTTCAGAAATTGCAGAAACTTTGCAATCTGATTTCGAGAACGGCGATTTGCACTCCCGTTCAAATATTCACCAAATTGCAAAATTGGCACAGCAAGAATTATCAGAGCGCGAATTACCAATTCGCAAAAGTTTAGCGATAGTTATTGCAAAAGTTGCATTAGCGACGTGGCAAGAAACAATTTTTAAAACAAACCAGGCGGCGGGTTAACACCCCCGCCACCCCTTTAAACACTTAGGAGATCGACAAAATGACCTCACCAACAGAACTCAAAATGACCTTACCAACAGAAATGATGGACGCTTGCCCTTTTGATAATATTTTTGTTTGTTCTGATATTGATGAACAAACAAATGAAAAAATCTGGTTAATTAAAATTCCATTGATGAGGGGGTCAGATTGCCTCACTGTAAATAAAAAATTTACATCACGTTTTAGCGCAGAAATTTGGGGTGCCAAAAATTTAACTGTTCAAGCACTTGTAACTTTTGTTCTTGAATCAAATGATTTTCAAGAACGAATTTTTAACCGTTGGCCCCCTTTTGAAGACGATCGTAGAATTGATTTAGACGTTTTGCTTTGTTCCTCCAGAATAGATACTTAATAATAATCAACCAAAATAACCCCCCTCACTCAATTGGGGGGTTAATAATTCTAACCTTACATCTTTTACAAACTAAGACCCTGTCCTCAGTGTCAGGGTCAAATTTATGCCACATAAAATAACAATAAATACTGCAACAAAAATCAGACAAATTGGTTACTGTTTGGGTAATCCAATTTAGACTTCCACGGCTTACGGTATGCACCGAACGACGCCATGCCTTCACGGTATCCGACACAAAGATAACGCATTGCATCGGCAAAATGCGAGTTATCGTCATGTAGCGGTAAACCAGAAGTCTCTTTAACGCGATAATTTTTTAATGCCTTCAACAAGTCATGGCAATGAGTAGAGCTAATCCAAACACGAGGTAATAAAGCGCGTACCGCCTCAATCCCTTCGGCAACTTTTCGCATAGGGACAATGGTAGGATTGATACCAAGTTGACGGAGTATGTCAGAGCGGCGTTGTGCAGTTGCTCCAAGTATTCTGGTATCCGTGTCGTGAGGAAATAAATGATCGCCATAACTATACCCTTTATCAAATGCTCGTTGTTGCAATACCTGGACGTAGTGTGCGAGACCCTCACCGGATGCCTGATAATCGTCAACGATCCTTATCTGTGATCCAGACGTCTCTTGCCAAAATATAACCGTTGTCTTGTCTCGGACACCTAAATCCCAGCTTGTGTTTACAAGTAAATTTTCGTCGTGGGGTACGTTTCCTATACGCTCCTCATGCTCGGCCTTTGCGAGTTGCTCGGCGTAGTACGCGCCCGTGATTGAGGCCGTCCAGTCGCACTCCATTTCCTGACGATATATATTATCGGATAACTGCTCTTTCAGTTCGTCGAGTTCTTCCTGCGGCAGTACATTCGTTTTGCTGGCTGGAAATAAACAGGCAAACCACTTTGAGTTTCCGGCGTCCATTTCGGCCTTTGCTTGGTCGTAGATGGCCTTAAATGCGTCGTCGCCCTTTGGCGTCCCTATCCATAAAACTTTGCCCTGGCGGTCTGCAATAGCTGGCCTAACGATGGACGGAAACACCTTCGCGCTGATGTCTGCATACTCATCAAAAATTACGGCGTCTAAAAATAAGCCTCGGATTTGTTCCGACGAATCATTAGAGCCTGATAGTAGATGTATTGTTATACGCCCAGTCGGGTGGGGTATTTCGACCCTTAGTTTAGCGGCGTTATATTTAACCCCTGGGAACATCTCTGTAGCGTCTTTTACGTACTGAAATGCGACCTTCTCAGCCTGACTAAAGGTTGGTGCTATATAAGCCCCTTGAGGGTTTTTATGGGGGCATTCAAACAGCGATCTAACGAGCCAGTGTATCGCCATATACGTCTTGCCAAAACGACGATGCATCACGCAGACATTATAGCGTGTGGAGTTGTCGTGGAATTTCTTTTGTAGCGGCCTCGGTGTATATGGGACGATTATTTTTTTAGGGGGCATATGGCACCAATTTACTTACCCTTTTTTTTACCCATAATTTTTTTTACACCCTTTTTATTTTTTTTGGGTGGGCGTCCTACATTTTTTCCGTATGTTCCTTTTCCTTGTGGCATTTATTTTCCTTTCCGAAAATTTGTGTGTTCTGCCTGTTTGTATCCTACCATCATCATCGCCGAGCCGTGGCCCCAGGGCGGTGCGGGCTCGGATAAAGGGGGGTGCCTTTTTGTCGCATAATGCATTATATGGTGAATAGGTTATTGTTTGTTATCAATGACTTAACATTTATTGCGATATTATGAACGTTATTTTATGCTAAAAACACAAGATGTTGTGTCTAACATCCGCTCAATCCAACGATCAATTGAGCTTGGATTTCCCTGATTTCGCGCGCGAAACTTGCGTTTGACGTCCGTCAAATGCGGGTTCATTTGCCACGCTCTCACTATCATCAGCCCAAGCAATTGTGTAGCTTCCTATCGTACCTTTGACTTCGACTGATTGTTTACTTTCAGCTTTTAATACTGGTATTAACTTCTCAGCTTTCCATCGATAATGATTTAACATCTTGTCAGCTTTGATTACTTCGTCTCTCGTCGTTGCTACTCGGATCAACGTCTCGCTCTCTTGTAGCAACGTCTCAACATTCTGTATCAATGCTTGCTTGTAATCTTCAGCGAGTTCTTTATCAGCTTGCCGCCATCGCCAGAAATTACTTTGATCTGGGAAACCATCTCGACCATTACAAATGTCCTTTAGAAATTCTCCGTCACCAAACCTCAAAAGGATTTGCTTGCAGATTTCCGCATTTTTCTTAGCCAACGTAATCTCCATAAAAAAATCCTCGGTCTAATTTTAGACGCAAGGATACACGCAATATTTTAAAGCAATACCGAATTATGTCTACTAATCGTTTAACAAATATTAGTTCGCAAAATAACATATTGTTTTTATTCATATAATTTTATTATGTCCTCAAATTTAGTGTAGTCCATGTGGTCACCATCAACGATGCAGTTAATCACATGGTTTAAATCACGATAGCCAAACCGCCTCATTATCTCCCTGCTCCATCGCAAATACTTCCGCACATAAGCTGGCTCCTCAATCTCATCAACAAAGTTAGCTCGACCATTTGGAACGTCGATAGATTTATAATCTAATATCTTGACCGCTACATCACTTCGCAAATACGAGACAGCCCTTCGTATCTCCATAGCCGCATCTTCTAACACGGAGTTTAAAAGATTATCCTCAACCCATTTTTGTATTATATCCTGACGTACTTTTGCTAGCGTCTGCTTAGTCGCAAACTGCCAGTCTTTTGACTGCTCACTAACATCAATATAATCGTCGTCGCTCACTTAAACTGCCTCAGAAAATTACGCGAGTTTACCTGCTCAACAGGCTCGACTTCATAAGGGCAACTGTTGAGGTTACAGGGCATTGTCTGAATGTTTGGACGCCCATGTCCCTTACGACCATAAGTGCTAATACTGCACGTCTCACAGCGTCCAGTGACGTGTAAATTACGAGACATTCGCCTTATTGTTTCCCAGTCTTCCTCATACATTGCTATCGACATATTTCTCAAATATGTTTTGACTAAATCAAACTTATCTAGCGTCGATAATTTCTTTGTTAGCAATCCAATCTGACTTCTGAACCTCGTCAAAAGTGTCACTGCATTTCGTTCCCGTTCCTGCATAATCGTGATATTTGTATTGCCTTCACTGAAATGTAAATTGTCAATAAACTCAGCTAACTTATTTTCGTCTCCACTTAATTTATTCAGCAACCTTTTAGTCCTGGTCAGTAGCTTTTTAGTTGCTGACAACTCTTTTAATAGCTTTTGATTGTTTAATGTTTGATCAAGTAACCTACCTTCAAGATCACGAACCTTTTTTTCGTATTCCTGCCGCACGTCATGTATATAATTTTCACTCAAAACGGAATCTCCATATCTTTCACAATGCCTTTAACCTCCGCTAGTTTACTGCCAGGCATTTCATCTTTGCAGTACGCCAGAACTCGAAACTTATTTTCAAATGCCTCGACACATCGTGCCGCCTCATCTAAACAGTACGTCTTAATTCCTTCACCCTCTGGACTGGTTGCAAACTGATAGGCGTCTTCCCACGTCTCAAACAAACAATACGCGACACCGTCCGTCCGCCAGCTTGCCAGAGGATTAGGCTCAAGTGGCTTGTGGCCTTGCCTCTCTGCTTCCCGATCCAAAGCCGCCCAAGCCTTGACCATACTCGCTGAGTGCTTTTCAACCGCAAATTCATCATCATTATCAATAGCACGATCTAATTTTGCCGCTGTAATACCAAACTTCTGAGCCATCGCAGTACCGACGAGTTTTGGGAGACGATCTATGCCCCACTTCATCTCCATCTTCCGAGCGATTTCATCCGCCGGACGAAGTGAATAATACTTCGCCATCTTTTCGATGACACTGACATCTTGGGGGTTCGTTAATCGATCAGGTTTTATCATTTTACGATATTTCATCTCATCATCTCCCTACTTAAAAAATCGTTCTCCCGTGTTCTCCCGTAGCTAAAATAGCAAGCAACTTTGCGCCAGTTGTGCGCCAGTCTGAATCTGGCGCGCCAGTGTGCTTTTTTACTTAGGGAGAAAAGTAGAATGGCGCAGACATTTTGCGCCATTCGTGCGCCAGTTGAAAAACGAGACTGGCGCAACTTATTTCTGCCTAATTTGGCAGTAATTTTAAGTCGACTTCGACGCATTTTCTGCTCTTCCTTTGCTTCTCATCTAGATATGTATCCTCAAAAAGTACACCCGTATCGAGCCAGGTTTTTACAATCTGTTTTGCTTCATTTTCACTCTTATCGACCATCTCGGTAATTAAATTCCCGACCCATCTTTTGCCTGATTGTTTTTGAGCAGACCACTTCCCGCCCTCATATAAATGCTTGTCAATCGCCAACAAAATATCCCGTGCTTTATCCGGTGTAATGTCGTCAAAGGCATCAGGTGGCGACCAGGGTGCCACGACGCCAACACTGTCACCGTCTCCAATTGCCGCATTGCCAATATTAATAGAATGCCGTTGAAGCCAATAAGCTCCTGCGCTGGGTGGCGACATATTAGCCTTGGCGTCATCGAGCCGGATGAACCAGTGTCTGCGCTCCATTTTAATGCCAAATAAGTCGGCTTCCTTTTCATTCATTACAGTAATCGTTCGTGCGCTTCTAACGGCTCCTGAGAGGCTTGAGGCACCCCTTGCTTGGTTGATGTCACCCGCCATTTGATTGTTTGCTTGCGGTGGCTTTCTGACGTGATGCACGAGGTCAATCGCACATCCGGTGTCGTGCGCAATTTGAGCAAATGTCGTCAAAACATCGTCGATTTGTTTGTTGTTATTTTCATCCGCATAATGCGCCTTAACAAACGGATCAATAGACAAAACTTTTATGTTATTCTTGAGGATTGCCTCGGTAAGTTGCTCCGCGTGTGGCGTCGCAACAACCGCGTCATTAATCTTATCTGCAACAATAAGTTTTTGATCCCGCCCACTATTTAAAAATAAACTTCCAATTAGTTTTTCTTGAGGTATTTGGAAGTGCTTTTGTATGGCGATAACACGCCGTAATAGCTCGTCCTGCGGGTCTTCTAAATTGTAGTGCCAGACGTTGCATTGCTTGTGAACAGTGTCGTGTGTAAGCTGTCTGCCCGTAGCAATGGCTATCGCATCAGTTAATGCGACGGTCGTCTTGCCGACGCCCCCAGGGGAAATCGTTGTCGCAACATAATTCTCAATTAAATGTCTACCGTATATAAATTGCCTCGTTGGTAAATTCGCAACATTTAGTGCATTAGCATCGATTTTAAACGCCGTAATATCGCCCGTATGTTTTTCCTCAAGGTGCGTCTTGATCCCTTCCTCAGTTGGCTCTGGGTAGTCGTACTTTCGACGTGCGCCCGCAATAGCAACGCCGACCTCTCTATCTGTGTCATATTGATTGTATCCTTCTTGAGTAAAATTTCTTGCCATGACCAAGATTTCAGCATTGGTCTTACCAGTGGCGACCCAATGAGCGACAACTTTAATCATCTTATTATGCCACTCATCGCCGCCGGACATAATGTCCCTGGCTATTTGATCTATTTCTAAATTTTGGTACACGGGGAGATTCAGTCCGGCAGGAGGGGAACCGTCCTCAATCGCCCCGTGATCAGCTTTCGGTTGGCACTCAAATGCCGCGGGAAAGCTGTTATACAATTTGACCGCGTCGACAGGCTCACGCTCTTGACGTGGCGGCACAAACTTTACTAGTTCTTCAGTGTATCCTTTTTTAATCTTACCCTGACTTGGGTAGCTGACAGTCCCTGCAAGTCGCATAATGCGCCTCGGATCAATCACCTTATCGCTGTCAAACTTATTGACCATGCCCGTCTGTATGTCGGCCCAGGCTTTAAAATTTTCTAACGGGTGTTCCCGCTCCCAATATGCGTGCAATCGGGGCTCCGGTGTGCGGCCTGTTAATACGACAAAATTTTGCTTGATTGGAGCTTCAGTCTTTAATTTATCTGTAGAGTATTTTGTGTCGTGGTCTGAAAAATTGAAATACGCACATAAGACGTCTTGATCTGTCGCGGCAGTGCCGGAGAAAATATCACCACGTCTTGGGTTCACTCCAACGTAAACATTCTTACCGTCAATATTTTGCTTTTTTGCATACTCAACCGCGTCGTCACGGTTAGTAACTTTAAAGTATTGCCATTGCCACCGACCACCATCAACGCCACTATCAATCTGGATCAAGGCGTCTGGATAATCTGCTTCACACCTTGAAAATAATTTATCGAGGTGGAGACGAATATCTGATTCGTTAGGTGTTAAGTTTTGGGGCATGGCATCCATAATTAAAAGGGAGAGGTGTTAACCCCTCCCGACTTAGTTAATCCCAGTCTTCGACTGCATCGTCGCTTGATGCTGGTGTAGGGGCTGGTGTAGGGGCTGGTGTAGGGGCAATTTCATCGAACTCCTTTGGACGATCTCCCCACTTCGTAATCTTTAACTCCGGCGCATAATTGGTGCCGTGTTTAGTATCAACGGGGGTAACTTTGACGCACTCTACCAAAGGTACTTTGCCAGCTTTACCTTCATCACTTTTTAAATACTCGTCATAAAGAGCGTTCATCTCATTATTGACGGCTCCGGCAGTTGACGAAAATTCTCTCAACCCGCCAATTTTTGGGCTGAAGACATTAAGTAAAAATCCGCGCTTAAAGTTACCTTCACCGACGGCGTCACCCGCACCGACTTCAGTGTCAAATATCTTTTCTGGAGCTTGCCCAGTTTCAAACTTCAAAAGACCAGTTTTGATGTTTTTAAAATCGAAATAAGCCTTAAATTTTTCGATCTCAATCTTGTCGCCACTATCGTCTTTTGTATACCAGCGACCAGCTTTTGCGTTGTAATTACAAAACGTGACAAAATCTCCGCCGCCACTTGGTAATCCTAATCCCATTTTTTTATTTCCTCTTCACTCTTTACAAATTAGTCCGCACTTAACCCAGCGAACCTTTGGGGTTAATAACCAAAAATTTCTTTTGCTTTGGCTCTGAAAGCCGCACCACTAAAATAAAACATATCGTAATCAGGAATGACCGCGTCTGCGGCTTCCTCTTTTGTTTCAAACTTGTCTAAAAATCTTTCTAACCGCATGGCAATTTGGCGAATTTCTTCTAAACTTTTTTTCGCCTCATCCGGTTGCAATGTATAAATCGCGTGTTTTTTGGGTGAGGCATATAAAACGTCAATCGAGTGATTTGACTTTGCGTGCTGATACACAGCCATTTGCCTTTTGTGCGGCGCAGACATTTTGCCAGGGATAGCCTTGGTTGTTTTTAAATCAACGACCTTGCCATCATCATCAAAAGTAAAATCGGTAAAACCCAGAATTGGAACTGGTACATTGTCTAAATTAATGACAACTTTTTCTTGATAGCCAGTTGGCTCGGCATAATTTTTTAGCCCTTCAAGTGTCTGCTCAATAAAACCTGGGAACTCATCGAGATGTTTTTTTCTTTGGTCTTGAGGAAAGCCCATCGCCGTCGTGCTGTTGAATTTTTTGGTTGCTTCTTCTAAAGCATCTAAAAACTCATCTTCTAAACAACTTTGAACACCATGCTCGACACAAATCCCCCGCGCCGCGTTTAATCCGGCAATTTCATAAATTTTAAAAAGGTAGCTCATGATCCAGGCACCTAAACAGGCTTGCGCCTTATTTAAACTTGAGGGGCTCAGATGTTTTATTCCAAATCGTTCAAAACTATTCATTATCTCGCCCCCATTGTGCAATTAGAACGGCCTCGGCCCTACCGTCATCTTTGGCGCGTTTAAAGTCATCTGCATTTTTTGGAAATAATCTCGTTGCGAGTTGGCGGCTTGCTGACTTGTCCCGACCTAATGAAAAATGTCTTTTCCATTTTGATGGTGTCACTAAGCTGTACGGAATTTCTAAAGTTGCTAATACACCTTTAATAACCCCGTAGCCCTGCCCAAAATTAAAGGCCGACTGCTTACCCATGCCAAAAGAATTTATCGACTCTATATATGTGTGCTTTGGGGTAAACTCTTTGAACAAATTTGCTAACGCAACGGCGTTTAATTCTTTATCAAATACGGGCATATCGTGAACTTCGACAAACGTATATTTTTCTTTCACTCCGCTATAATAAAAACAGAGCGCGCCAGTCTTGCCTGGATCGATGCCGCAGATCAAAGTTTTAGTCCGGCTAAAAAGTCATCAGGCAAAGATACATTTTTCTCATTTGCTAATTGAGCAATCTTAGCTCTAATTTTTATGTCGTTTGGTATCCCGTTTTTTAACCAGTTGCTTACTCTATTTTGTGGGAAGTTCATTTCATCGGCTACAAATGTACTGCCGCCAATTTGACTTATAATTTCAGATGTGTTCATATTATATCAAATTTCCTGATAAAAGTTTCCATAGGAGATAATATCAGGTAACATGATATTGTCAAATTTAATTTTAAGGAGTGAGAAAATGCCAAAAAAAGAAACAAAGGTCGTCGATTTTGACGAGAAGGTCATGGAACTTTTTAGTGATCGATCTCAGCATATTCCTGAGAGTTTAATGGGTGACCGAAATGCATCAAATTTTTATAAAATGTACCCCGAAATTTGCGAATATTTTGCAAGGAAAGCTGACGGGCCGTTCACTAAATACTATGAATTAAAAGCTCGGCATAAAAGACGGGCTTATAGAATGTCTGCGGAAAGTGATATTGCCACATTTGTGCAACGAAATATGACAACTTCTCAAATTACTGCGTTTTTTATGGAACGGTTCTGGAGAGCTATGCGAACGGAAACTTTTCATGTTGGCGTAACATTGACAGAAATCATGGACGAAATTAATTTTAAAACCCACGAAAATACAGTTCGAAAAATTTTAAAAGACGGAATTTATTTTGGCTACTATGGTGAGCAAACCTCGTCTTACAAAAAAAGTGTGACCAAATTTTATCCAACTCCTATGCTTATTAAATTTTATATTGATTTTGATCGATCAGAATTTTTGTATTACAAAGCCAACGATATGCAGAACTTATCAAAAGAATTACACGAACGGCTTAACGAAAAA